TATATTCATCTAAAGCTAATTGCGATTGTGCAATATTATCTTTAAATTGATATAAATAATATCTAGCTCTTGCTAGTAAAACTGGTTTGTATTGTTCTGGAAATAGAACTGTATCTGTATCTGCTGATAAAGCAGTAGGTCTTTTATATGCAAAGAAATGTATATTATAAATTTTATCAGGTATTGGAGATAATCCAAATCTTCTACCATCAGAACTTCTTATAACTCTTAATGGTACAGCATAACTAGCAGTTCTTGCAGCTTGTTCTTCTGAAGAAGAGTAACCACTTCGCCATGTTGTTAAAGTTGTGAAAGCTAATTTATTATTTGTGTAAGGTGAGTTTGGGTCTACAAGAGTAAACATATTCCAGTTTACTGAATCAAAATCAGCATCTATATTTGCTGAACCTGCTTTGCATAGATACCATCTTTGTCCAACAACTGTTGGTACAATTGTATTTCCAAAATAAGGGTCATCAGGAACATCAGAACTTAACCATGACCAATCATCTACAGAATCTACAATATCAAAATAAGCTCTATTAACTACATTAGCTACTTGTTTTTGTATTCCAACTCCAGTAGCAACTGTAGAAACTTCAGGTTCATTTAACTCTACTAATAATTCGTTTACAAATGTCTTATAAGTTTTTGCCATTTAAAGTTTCGTACCTTATACTTTAGGATTATTAAATCCTTAAATTTTATTTAAACTATTATTGCAATAACTAAAATTATACCAACTGCAATAACAACTTTTTTATGTTCGTTATATAAATGTTTTGCTTCTAAAGCAATAGCTTTTAATTTATCCATAATAGTTCCTTTATATTTAAATGATAGGGGATATTGCTACCCCCTATCAAAGTTATGATTATGTTACTGTAACAATACCAGCTCCAACTGAAGCTGTTGTTAGTACTTTTCTACCATATACATGAAGTCCTCTAACCTCATCTGCAAAAGTTGTTGGGCTTCTGAAAGACTCAACAGTATTCATTGCTGAAGCTGCTGAAGTACTTCTCATATGACCAAACAGAACTACTGGTGTAGTACCTGCAGAGTATGGAAGGTTATTAGATTTGTACATAGAAAATCCTCTAACTAAACCAGAAGCAACAAGTCCATTTCTTAATGAACCTTTTCCTGCATTGTAGTCAATTGACAAAAGTTTAGAACTTGTATCTGCTAACGAATTATAAAAATTCGGAGCTGCTACAAACCATCTACCTTCATCAGGATTGTTGTTTTCATCCATAACTTGTGCACATCTTGACATGAAGTTTAGAGGGTCTACATCTAAAGCTCCTGCACCATGATTAATTGCAATCGGAACTGCTACTGAGCCAAAAAGTAATTTTTTAGCTGCATTACCTGCTGCAATAATTGGTGTTAATATGGCTGTTGCTGCGTGAGCATCATCATACATATTTTGCATAACTTCTGCATCCATTGTATCTTTTAACTTATATGCTGCGTTATTAGATGCAATTTCTTGGAAGTTGATGTGTCCAAATCTTTTCTCTAAAGAATCGATTTGAAAATGAAAATAATTAGCTTTATTAATTATTAAAACTAATTCTTCATCAGTTACTGCTGTATTCACTAAAGGAGTTAATCCTCTGTGATATGCTGCAACTGACATTTCTGGTTCTTTAACGATATTAACTGTATCGCCAAAGTTTTTGATTTCACCCATGTAATCTGTATTACAGATAGCTTCTACTGTAGAAGCTTTTCTAAGGGCTAGTTGTACTTTTTTACTATAAATTTCTGGAACCCAGAATTGATTTGCCTGTGTTCCTGCTGGAGCAGCTCCACCGAAGTTGAGTGTACCAGCACCTGCGAAATGTGCCATTTTTTATTTCCTTTGTTTACTTGTTGATAAAAATAAGAAACTAAAATTATCCTTCGATAACTCTACCTTCTCGTTGAGCTATTAAAATATCTTTCTCATATTTCATAAACTCGTTCTCAGACATATTATTAATATCTGATTTTTTGAAAATCAACTGTTGGTTTGTTGGTTGTCCAATTTGTTCTTTAGTCTTAACTAACAAATCAGCACCTTCATTCCTTGGCTGCTTTTCAGTTGTAGTTTTTTTATCTAATCCAAGTCCTCGGTCTTTCTTATACAGGTCGACTGCTCTTGCTGCAAGTTTACCATTCTTGTTGTTCTCATAAATCCATGATTTAATTTCCATGGGTTGTGAGTCTGCCCAGTTATGAAAATCATCTGATTCTTTAATTTCATTAAAGTCTGGATGAAGTTTCGATAACTCTAATTGAGCTTCTCTTTGAGCTAAAGCTTGATTAGCTTTTTTCAAAGAGCCAACTTCGTCTTGTAAACTTTGCATCTCATTTTGAGATTGCAAGTGAGATACAGTTTCCACCACTCCATATATGTCAGGGTAATCTTTCTTAAAAGCATTAAGCTCTTCTTCAGATTTCGGTGGTGTATACTTAGGTCGGTTTGCTTGAAGCTGTGCTTTAAGGTCTCCTTCTTTTGTATTCCAATCACCTAACTTCCTATCATAATATCGTTTTAGGTCGTCATATCTTTTTTTGTAGTCAACTTTTGAATAAGGTTTAGAATTAACATTTAATGCTGATTCCTGTAAAGACTTATCCGAAGTAGCCGATTCTGTTTCTTGGTTTGAATTTGGGTTGATAGGTTTAGTATCAGTCGCAAATTTTAATCCCTGTCTAACAGGTTCGGTGTTGGCATCTGCTGGTCCACTATCTGCACTTACAAAAGTTTGTGGCATTACATCATCTGTATGCCAAGACTTTTGTTGGTTATATGGATTCGCTTCGACTTCTTTAGTTTGTCCTTCGTCTTCTTTCATGTTTCCTCCTTTAGGGCTTCTTAACTGTGAAGGTAGCTAAAAATTGGTTCTTGATTGAAAACAAAGCTACAAGGGCTTTTATTTCTAAAAGGTAGCTTGTTTATCCTTAGAGTACCACTCTAAAAATTCTGTTATACCAATAAAGAATCTGCTTCAAATTGAGCAGCACTATCTTCTTGGTCTATTTGTCCAGCATCATAAGCTTCTTCTGCTTGTGCCATCATCTTTCTTAATTTGTCAACACCTAAACTTTTTACTGCTTTAGCTGTAAATACAAATTCTCCATCTGATAACATTGCTGGAATTGAATCTGAAGTTCCATCTCCTGGTCCTTCTACTAATTCATCTTCTGTAAATTCTGTTGCAACTATTTTTGGAATAATTGCTTCTAACTCTGGATGCATTTCTATTGCTTCATCCAATAATATTTCTTCTTCTTCTGATAACATAGAAGTATCTAATACTGCATCTGCATCTATATCATCTAAAGCTTCATCTTCTGCAGTCATCTCTGCATCAGTTTCTGCTAACATCATATCATCTTCCATACCTTCAGGAACTAATAAAGATTCATCTTCTATCATATCATCTTCAACTACATCACCTTCGGCATAAGCTTGATAATCTTTTCTTTCGTCTCTTCTTCCAACTGCACCACCAATATTTAAAGCTAATGGTGTTTGTTCTGCAATATCATTTTCATCCATATAACCACCTAATGCTGCAGTAATTCTAGTACTTACTTTTGATTCTAAACTTTTAATTTGATTGTCAATTTTTGCAAGTGTAGCAGAATCCTCTGTTATTTCTTTTTGAGCTTCTAATCTATTAATTGTTTCTATAATTAATTTATCTTTAGCTGACTTACCACCAGCATATTTTTCTCCAGGAATATCTCCTTCTGCTGGTCCTTCTTCTAATTCATCAGGAATATCAATTGGTCTTATTTTATTTCTAAAAGCAGCATCACCACTTGAAAATCTTGTTCTTGTTTTACCTAATAGTCTAGCAGGTAAACCTTTTCTAGCAGACTCAGGTGTTTTTACATCATAAGGTGTAATACCTTCATCTTTTTCTTCTTGCTTTTGTATATAAGGTGGCATAGACATTAATCCACCTGTAGCCATATTGATTGGTTTTGACATATTCTATTCCTTAATGTTTATTATAACAGTTTAAAACTATTTAGTCAACACTATCTTTTAAAATTTCTCTGACTTGATTAGGCAGGTTCTTCAGTCTGTCCAGAAAAAGCCATCTCCCCTGGCATTGCTGGATTGTTTGTTGGGTCAATCCCCTCGCCATTTCCTGCGTTGTTTGGTCCTGCACCTTGTGGAGGTACTCCTCCAGGTGCTTCCATTCCTGGCTGTTGACCAGGGATAGGAGCTTCTTCGCTAATTCCTTGTTGAGCATTTTGGTATCCTATAATTTTAGCATAAATTTCTGCTTCATCTTTAGAGTTAATTATTTCATCAGGGTCTAAATCTAAAGAGTATGCTAACTCTTTTATAACCTCTGATATTTTAACAAATGGAGCAATAGATGGATTTTGAATTGTTTGTAAGAACATAGTAAGTCTTTGAGACCTAACTTCTTTTCTCATTAAAGAAGAACTACCTGTTGCTCTTATTTCAAAATCACCTATAATTGGTAATTCACCTTCATAGAATTGCATATTCCATTGGAACATAGATTCTCCTAAAGGTTTAATTAAGTGGTCATCAATATTTTTAATGACTGTTTTAATATTTAAAGATGCAGCACCCATAAGCATTGACATACCTGATGCTGTTCTAGTCATACCTGTTACTCCTGTTTGACCATGTGAGTAAGAAGGTATACCTGTTGATTCGTCTGCAAGTTGTCTGAACTTATCAAACATCTGCATATTTTCTGTAGCAGTATTTGGAAATTTAATTCCATAGATTGCTTGACCTGGAACTCCAGCTTGTCTTTTAAAAATCTTTCCTGGATAAACTTCCATGTTTTGATTTTGAACCAAAGCTGATTCATCAATATCAAAAACTAAGTTACCTGCTAAAGCTAAATTATCAATTGCCATTCTTGCATGACCATTCATAATTGCTTGAGCATCATCCATATTTTCTGGAACACCTATTCCAAAAAATTGATATGGATTTTTTTCATAAGAAAAAGATTGATAAGGTATTCTAAAAGGTGTAAAAGGATTTTCTACTAATCTAATTATTTTTCCATTTGAAGTCCACATATTAACTTGAACTTCCATTAAGTCTTCAATCTCTTCATCAATGTCTAAACCATTTTCTCTAGCAGACATTGCATCTATAGTTCCCCAATATTCTAGAACTTCATATCTATTTTTTTCTATATCACCTGAAGTATTATTCTCTGCATCAATTGCAGTTTCCCAAGTTTTCTTATCATAAGATGGACCCATCTCTAAACATTTATAAATAGCTTCTTTATTAAAGAAAGGTCTATTTAATAAATCTTTGAATTGATGTCTATTCATTCTATGTCGTTGAATAACATATTCACATTCTTCCATTGTTCTAGCATTAGGGTCTGGGTAGAAATCCCATATGCTTACAAATTCTACTTTAGGAACTTTAACTTGTTCAGGAGAATATTCTCTTCCATTACCACCTTCAGAATATTTATGTAATGTTTTATTATAAGTAAATGGTCCTTTAATAATTCCTGTTCCTAATAAACAAGATTCAAAGATTGCACTTCTTAATGCTACATTAGCATCTGATTCATCTAGTTGGTCTTCAATTAATTTTTGTAATCTTCTTGCTGCAATTTGTGCAGGTTTGATTTGTGGCATCTCAGGAACTGGAGCTGGTCCTGGTGACAAATCTGCTTCTTCTAATTCTTCTTGTAATCCACCTAAGTGAATACCACCTAAACTATTAAAGGTTGCACCTGGTGGTAATTTATTTCCATCACCTGGATAACCTAAATCTGATTCTGGTTGTTCTAGTGGTTGACCTGGAGTATATTCTAAGTTACCTTCTATCTGAGGTTCAACTTGACCAACACCCATTTCCTCCTTCATAGGATTCATATGAGCATATTCAGCAATACCTTCTGGTACTTTTGTTTCTTCTATAGTTAATGGAAATCTTCCTGTACCAAATAGTACATCTATGATTTGTCCATAAGCTGCTAAAACTTTTGTCTTAGTAACTTTAACAAATACTCTAGACTTTTCATGTTGAGTAAAATGAATATTTTTATAATATCTTCCACGATAATTATGATAAGCTTGTAACCACCTATCTTCATCATCAGTTCTTTTATTTGTAACTGCATTAAATTTAGAATTAATGTCAATTACTAAAGGAGCTAAAGCTTCTAATCTTTCTTCTTCTCCCATAGAAGAATTCATCATTTCATCAACTACCATATAATTCCTATTTGTTAATCAATATTTATTACTTATTATAATAATACACTTATTATCTGCCCTTGTCAACTATTTTCATTAGTATAAAGTAATCTTCTTAATAGAGATAATGACTGATGTTGGGATAATAACTGTACTACCTATATCCTCAAAAACAGGTCTGCTCTTACTTTTAATATAATCTCTAAATATTCTAGTTACTCCATTCTTCTGACTTACTAAATAACCTCTAGATACAGCAATAGGAAGCTTTTCTTCCTTTAATGATTTCAAAGTAACCCAGCTATCATCACCTTCAATATCTACCCATTCAATTTCAACATAAGGATATTTATTAATATCATTAACTAATATCTTTTCATTTAGAGGAATTACTCTTTTAATCTTATTTGGTTTTTTGACTTTGACTCGTCTTGTTCTTACTTTCTTTTTTCGCATTGTCCTCCCCAAAATGTTGTTCTTGTCTTATAGCTTTAAAAATCTTATTCTCATCTTCTGTCTTAACCTTACCATAAGGTTCAAACTTTCCATTGCCATGAATATTAGGGTCTTTTAAGAAAGCGTGTTCTTGGTCTTTGATACCATTATTATCTGAGTATCTAAATATATTCATTTTATAGACTTGTTCTATATTAGGATTTTTAATATACTCTATCAATTCTTCATAAGACATTATCTTATCATAATGTTCTTTTGTTTCTTTATTTTTAAAAGTATAGCTAGGCATTAATATCCAAAGATTGGGTCAGAAGGTGTCCACTTTTTATGTTGTTGCATTTGTTCATGGGGTGTAATACTTCTTGGTCTAGACATAATTAAATATCTAAGAGCATCATATGCATGGTCTGAAGCTTTAGTATCTACATCTTCTGGTTTTAATTTATCAATCGGTATACCCTGCATTTCTCTAATGAGGTTTGGGCAAGTTCTAAATATCTGGAGTCTTGGTCTGCCTTTGGCATTTAATTTTAATCTCTCATGTATTTGTATCTTACCCTGAATTCTATTCTTGTCTGCTCTTCTAAGCTTATGTCCTGCTCTTGTTAATGCTTCTCCGACAGTTGGACCAGTTGTTCCAGTCCTTGCCCATGCTGCTGTATCTAATACTCCACTAACAGATAGTCTATCTTCTTTTTCAAATTCAAAAATTTTTAAAGCTAACTCTTCACCAGTTAAACCTTTTTGATATAGTTCTCTGTATATAATTAATGTTTCATCACTAGGGTCAATACAACCCCACATGACTGCTGACTCTGCTGCATAACCATAGTCAATTCCTTTTACTCTCATCCAATGTTTAGGTAGAGTATAAGGAGCTATAGTATGTTTATCATATTCAAATTCTGTAAATGCAGCTCCTTCGGAAACATCCCAGTTACCATCTAGTAATTGTCTTCTTTGTGTTGGTGGTAATGATTCCAACATCTTTTCATATTTACCATCTAAAGCTAAGAAAGGATTATCTTCTAATCTTGCTGGTATAAATTTTCTAGATATTTTATCTTTACCTGTAAAACTTTCGTTAGGAAGTGCTGGGTCTAGATACCTTTTTTTGACCCAACTCCCTCCGACACCTCCAGGGTTTGCAGTACACCTTATGAAACATTGTATATCATTATTAGTTGTTCTCAATCGTGATTGCAAATATTGGAGTGGGAATTCTGTAGGATACTGTGTTAGCTCGTCAATCCCTATCCAGGTATATGATTGACCTTGGTATCTATACACATCAGCATCTCTGTCCAGATAACCGAACTCCAATGTTGCTCCTGAAGGAAATTTCCAAATCTTTTCTACTTCTCTAAACTTTGCACCTGCAAAAGCTTTAGGATAAAGTTCTCTTGATTTGTCAATTAGTTCTCTTAATTCAGGCATAGACTTTCTTAATAACAAAGCTCTATGTTCTTTAATGTGCATAAACCTCAATGGGTCAACTAGCATAGCATATGACTTACCACCACCTGCAGCTCCACCATACAAAACATCCTGCTCTGGTGCAGCTAAGAATTCTGTCTGTGGACCTTCATTAGGTTTAAATACTATTCTATCTTTTTCTTCTTCTAAAAGAGTTTTAACTTTCTTTGGTAAAGAGTTATACTTATCTTCTACCATGATAGTACCTTTGATAGATACCTTATCAGTCTCTGCTCTTTGGACTACTCCTAAAGCTTCTTTCTTAGCTTTAAGTCTAGTAGTCTTATTCTCTAAGTTCTTCTTCAACTTCTTAATTTCTTTTTCTTTTTCTTTGACTAGCTTTCTTGCAGCTAGTTTAGCTTTATGTTCAAAGCCATAATTATACTGTCTTGCCATCTCTACTTAATAATCCAGTTGGTTTATCTTCACTCAAGTCATCTCTATCAATTATTTTCTTTAATCCCATAGCTGATAACTTGCGACCTGTTTGATGTTCTAATATATCAACTGCTCCTCTTAAAGAAAAAGCACCTGACTTAACACCATCTTTCATTTCTTCCAATGATGAAAGTTCTCTGTCAACTTTCTCCAGGGTCTTATTATCTTCTGATAACTTATAACCAAAAGGTATAGTAGAACTATTCCTTCTTTTCATCTATTACTTCCACATCTTCTGCTTCAATAATTGCTTTCTTTTCTGGTAATATAAATATACCACTACCACTACTATGTGTAACATCTAGCTTATCTCTTTTGGAAACACCCACTCTGTCTAACAAGGTCTGGGCTGCTTGAAGTTTCGCATTGACTTGTGGTATTGGGTCGTCACTTTCTAGAATCTCAACAAGTTTAGTAGAAGCTTGTGGAGCTGACTTCGCTAGAATCTTTGTGGCGACATCTATGATTTCATCTTTCAGACTATTTATTACTGAATAAGATGCACCAGGTTTATAACCTGCAATATCTAAAGCTTTATTAATATCACCTCTTGCATCAGTTGCTAATGCTGACAAGAAGTTTGTTTGTTGTTCTGTTAACTTCCTTTTATTATCTAAGGAAGGTAAATAATTACTAACCATTCTTTTATTATAACAAGTTTACAGCTAGTTGACAACATTTATTTTCATTTAGAGTTGACAAATGCAGGAGTACCTGTATAATATAAGTATACCCTCCAGGGGGTGAAGCACCTATACCTATCTGGGTCAGTCCAGAAATATAGCAAGTCTTTAATGAATCTCTTTAGCTGGGCGAGTTCTATCTAGTTTACATTTCAATTCTTTAATTTTGTATAAGCAGTATATACATACCCCCCACCCCACCCATGG